AAAGAAGGGGGTCACTTAAATGATGTCACATACACAGATGATATTGGTTTTCTTGGAAATGGATCTTGACAGGGAGGCCAAACTATATAAGGACTCTCGGAGCAAAGAACACATATCCATCGCTAAAGGACTAACGTTAGCAAAGAAGATTGTTGAGGCATTACAGGAGAACGAGAAAGAGAAAGAGAAGACGCCGCAACAGATCGAAATGATGAAGCACTACATTAAGGAATGGGAGACGAAGCAATGACCTATGACCAGTATCTACATCAAGAGACAGAAAAGCATTACAAAGCCATAGGGCTAGACACAGACGAGCCGATACCGGAGTGCGGTTACTGCGGAGCCGAAGACTATAGGGAAAAATCCGAGATCGTTTGCAGGTGTTACGCAATTCTATATGAAAGGGACGAGGCATGACGGGCGACGAAGAAAGAGTTCTTGAAGCGATGTTCGGGAGTGGGGCCGGATTAAGTATAGACCAGATATCTATTTATTCAGGGCTTGACAGGCGGCGGATTTGCAAAGCCCTCATGTCGTTGAGGTCGAAAGTGCTGATCTTGATTAACCGGGAAAAGCCGGGGCAGGTTCTTTTTAGAAGGGAAACCCCGGAATGGGTAGCGAATCCAGACCGGGGCCAACAACACAACGACATATAAAACTATCACGGAAAGCCGTGAGGGTTCAAGGTAGAAAATAAGGGGGAAAAGTTTTGGCAAAAACAAACAAAGAAAAACAGGCTGATTTCGTTGAACGGCAGAAATTAAAAGGGCTGAGATTGAAAAGGTATTGGCTATCCAGTGCCGACGGAAAGGCAGTTGATGAGTTTATGGAGGAATTGAAAAACAGGAAAATAAACACTATTAAGTAGACTTTAATGTTAATATGGTCTATTATAAATTATTGTATTTAGCTGGTTGTTTAGGGGGTGATTTATGGAGAAAATCGAAGGTAGATCGGTAATAACAACGGTCACGCTTCCGGTGAAAATGAGATTGGCTTTAGTCAAGTTCGCGCTCAAAGAAGAGAGAAGCATGTCAATGATTATGGTTTTCGCCTTGAGGGAGTATTTCAAGAAAAGAAAGGTTTCACTATGAGAAACAGAAGGAAGATGAGCGAGATGGAACGAAGAAGGGGCGAGGTTTTGGCCGCGAGACAAGAGAGAATAAATGCCGAATCCCTGCTTTATGGTGTTGGCAGGATGGTCATAAAAGCTTCGATCTTTGGGGCGATCTTGACCGTTGCGGCTTTTTATTTTAACCAGCAATAGGAGGAAGGGAAGTGGAAAAGACGTACAGAGAATTGAAGATTTCAACGGACGAAAAGGAAAAAACAATAACACTCAAAATTGGGGGTGGTTACGGTGACGGGGTTCAGATACCTTTTCATCAAGTAGATCAAGTTGTGGCACTTTTAAGGGAGGCCGAGGGGTCGATGATGAGCGAACGGTGCGAACCTTCCTAGCATTTGCCGGAGCCGTTTTTGACTAAAAAACAGGTGGTCATAACATAAGGAGACACGACGATGGAAGAAACAGAATTGATTGAAGCAGGGCATCGGGGGGGCGAGGTTGTAATAACTGAAAGCCAGACCGAGTTGATAAGAAAGACAATCGCTAAAGATGCAACGACTGAGGAATTGAACTTGTTTTTCTATGATTGCAAGCGACGGGGTGTTCATCCTCTGGACAAGCTGATTCATTTCACGAAGCGGGGTGGCAAATACGTACCGATCACTTCGATTGATTTTATCCGGTCAAGGGCCTCTGAAACCGGCGAATGTGCCGGGATTGATGACGCTTCGTTTATGGGCTCGCCGAGCGACGGAAAGAGCTTCCAGGCTTCTATTGCTGTTTATCGGCATGTGAACGGGGAAAAGTGTGCTTTTGTGGCAACAGCGCGATGGGACGAATATTACCCCGGAGAGAAGTCGGGCAAGATGTGGAAAAAAATGCCCTATACGATGCTTGGGAAATGTGCCGAGGCTTTGGCTTTACGCAAGGCTTTCCCTCAACAAATAGCGGGCCTTTATAGTAGTGAGGAGATGGATCAAGCAGACTCGTCAACCGGGCAACGGAAACGGCCAGCAACAACAATGACCGAGCCGAGAGAGAAAAGCCAATACATGGGCAACAGCCAGAGTCAGGAACGCGATGAAAGGCCGATATCAGAGGGACAACAGCGGCTAATTAGGGCGAGGATCACCCGGAGTAGTGTGGACGATAAACACATTAGGGATCTGGTAAACGTGGAACACTTGGCAGATATAAAGCGATTTATGATGAATGACGTTCTTGAGGAAATCAGCAAAATGACCGATGAACAGCCCGAAGGAGAACCGGGAAGTGAGGGATGAGCCTTCCAGATGAAGAATTGACCTTTGATCCTGAATCTCACATTTACAGGGCGGGGGCTTTACGGCTCCCGTCCGTCACTAAGGTTATGAAGGAAGCCGGGATAATCGACACATCATTTTATAATGAGGCCGGGGCAAAGCGCGGGACATATGTTCATTTAGCGTGCGAGCTTTACGATAAGGGAACCTTAGACGAGGAAACGCTTGACCCGGCTCTGGTTCCATATCTTGACGCATGGAAGCTATATAAATCAGATACGGGCCTCGTGTTGGATCTTATAGAAAAACCCCTTTCTTCTATGCTTGGGTTCGCTGGCATGTTGGACAGGACGGGGCGTATGGATGGGAGGAAATGGGTCATTGATATAAAGTCCGGGGCCGTTTCGTGGTGGGCCGGTGTGCAGATGGCGGCATATAAAATAATGGTCGAAGAGATGAGAGGGAACGAGCAAAGCATATATTCAAGAACGGTTGTCCAGTTAAAACCAAACGGAAAATATTCAGAACAGCAATTTTTGGGGAGAGAAGATAGAAAGGTATTCATGGGGGCGTTAGCGGTTGCGAACGCCCGGATCAACAGCGGAACATTTTGGGGGAAATCATGACGACAGCAACGGCGGAAAAAGAACCGAAAAACGATTTAGAAATACAAGTTCAAGAGAAGGTAAGCGCGGCGGGCCTGATAATGATTGAAACCGATCAAGACTATATCGACGCCGGGGAGTTTTTGAAGTCGGTCAAGGGAAAGATTAAAGGCATTTTAGGTATATTTGAGCCGATAAAAAAGAAATCGCTTGCCGCTCACAGAGAAAACCTTTTACAGCACAAAAAGCTTGAAGAGCCGCTTTTGAGCATTGAAAAGGCGATCAAAGTAAAAATGATTGTATGGCACGAAAAGCAGGAAGCAATCAGGCTCAAACAACAGGCGATACTTGACGCTCAGGCAAGAAAGAGAGAGGAGGAAGATATTCTTGCCGAGGCTATACAGGCCGAAGAAGACGGGGATCATGGATCAGTTGATCAGATCCTTTCGGAACCGGTTATCCCTGATGAAGTGATCCTACCGACTAGGGTCGCTCGTATATCGGGGCAATCTTTCTCAACAAATTACAAGGCCGAGGTCGTTGACCTGAAAGAGCTTTTGAAGGCGGTTATTGCGGGCAAGGTTTCGATCATGGCGATCAAAGCGAATGACGTTTTTTTGAACCAGCAAGCGAAATCACTCAAGGCAACATTCAGCATTCCCGGAGTGAAGTTGGTCAAGAAAAAGATCATGACGGCGGCGGGCTGAATGGAGGTTAGGATGAAGGAAATATTATTTGAAGTGCCATTTGCCCCGACGCCCCAACAGAGGCACAGGACGAGCGGAAAAAGAACTTACGATCCGTCAGCAAAGGATAAGGCTGATTTTCTGGCACTGGTACGTCACCATGCCCCGGAAAGCCCGGTCCAGGGCGTAATAAGGGTGTCAATCGGCTTTGGGTTTCGTAGGCCAAAAAGCCATTTCGGAGCGGGTAAAAACGCCGGTGTTTTAAAAAAAACAGCGGCCTATGAATACATAAAAAAGCCAGATGTCGACAATTTAGCTAAGTTCGTTCTGGACGCGCTCAATGGCGTATTTTTTAAGGACGATTGTCAGGTGAATTTTTTGACAGCGTGGAAGCATTACTCGGAATCCGCTCAAATAGGGTTTTGCATGAGGTGGAGCGATGAGCAAAGAAGGGTGAAATTTTCTAGGGGGTAAACATCAGAGGAAGCTAGGCTTTTATTGATAAAAGACGCACAAAACCGCATAAAAGATTGGGAATTTGAGTTAAAATACGCTAAAACCTTACTTGTTAATTCAACTAGGCTGTCGGATGACGGAAGGTTTTAATGGTCAAATTTGAATAGGAAAGGATGGTGCTGATATGAAATAAAATAATGTAAAAACAAGGTAATTTCATAAAAAAACAACAACACAACAACGGAGAAAACAATGAAAAAGAAAACGCTATATGAGGACTGTTTTGATGAAGCGATGGCTAGCGCAATGGAAAAAGGTGATGAAGTTGTCACATTTGCTGATGCCGATAAAATCGTAGTTGAGAGATCGAAGTTGATGGTCAAATCGGTTGTTGGGGCGGGAAAGAAAGTATCCTACTCGATGGAGAATGACGAACCGAAAAAAGGTGGCAACAAAGAAGAAAGAAAAGGCTCAGAGCCGGGGCGAGGTAGTTGAGAACTAAAGCACCCTCTTTTCCTTTTTACCCTGGAGATTGGACAAGGGATACAAGACGCCTTTCTCCGGGGGCTAAAGGGGCATGGATAGACATTCTTTGTGACATGCACTGGTCAGAGAGCCGAGGAGAATTGTCGCTGTCAGTGGTGGCATTTGCCCGCATGATTGGAGCCGCAAAGGACGAAGCGAGGGATATAATTTACGAGTTGAAAGACGCTGACATTTGCGATGTTGAGTTTTGCGAGGATTTCGACAATGTAACGGATCGTAATGCTAATGTAACTCTAAAATCAAGAAGGATGGTACGGGAAGAAAAAGCAAAGAAATCAAACAGATCGAGGGTTGAGAATTTTAGGCGTAAGAAAAGTAATTCCCCTGTAACAGTTTGTAATACTCTACCTTCTTCTTCTTCTTCTTCTTCTTCTTCAAAGAAGAAAGAAACATTGTCCGATTCGGGTAAACCCGAACCAGACGACTTCCATCGCAAATTGGAGGTAAAAGCAAAGTTAAGGCTGTACAAAAAACAAGCCGGTGAAATACTGGATTTCCTCAACCTCAAAACAGACCATAATTACAGGCACGTTCTTTCGAGTATTAGCCCAATAGTAGCGAGATTGAAGTCAGGTATCACGCCGGGAGAGATCCGGCAAGTAATAGCGATGAAGGCCCGCGAGTGGAAAAACGATGAGAAGATGGCCTGTTATTTAAGGCCAAAAACTTTGTTTTCTAGGAACAATCTTGAAAACTACTTAGGGCAACTTATAAAAACAGACAACGCAGAAGGAGAAAGCCAGATGAGCAACGACGACATCAGCGAATTAGTTAGGGGGCTGTCCGATGGAATGCCCAGAGTGTAGCGAGCATGTAAGCCAGAACCAGAGAGGTTGCCCGTGTGGATGGGTGAAGGGATCTGTTCAGGGGCGTGGAGGGCAATACAGAGCCCCTAACATACCGCCAGAAGGGACAGTGCCTTGCAATATCGGGGGCCGTATTACTTGGGTAAAATCATGTTACTTCGAAACAAAGGGAAAAAAATGTCAATGGGTTGGATCTTGCGGGGGGCTTTGCAGGTGGCACACCGAAGTCATAAATTCACCGGAAATGAACACAAGGGAGGAATTTCTTGATTGGTGTGCCATACACGAAATAGAATTACCGGAAAAGTGTTGGGATATAGTCCGAGGGCATGGCCGATGGCTTGAGGCGGGGGAATTATAAGTTGCGCGGTCAAAGTGCCCACATTGGGAAGTGTTGCAGTTGTGGCGTTGTTTGTCGCATGAACATGATTCAAAAGCGATGTGAAAAGTGTAATTATGAAAGAAGGGTTGATATTTTTGTTACATATATAGAAAAAAATGATGATATTGCCGGGTATTATGATTGCATTGAGGAATGCGAAATGATTATTGAGTGTTGGTATGGAGAGACATGCACAGAAAAGTTGATCAGGAAAATTGAAATTCAAAAAGGAAAAGAAAAAGTGCAGGGGGAGGCTTTTGAATAGTTGTGATTTAAATGAAGCGGTATTTTTAATCGCTTCGTTATTCCTTTTCAGGTGGTTTACTTTTAAAAATAAAAACAGGAGCGGCGGATGAAATTTGAAAAGCTGGTAAGTGTTGAGATAAATAAAAAAGACCTAATTAAGTACCCTTTCAACCCTCGGAAAAAGGTAGACCAGGACGAGACAGATAAACTCAGGTTCATTATCCGGGAGCATGGCTTCAGAGAACATCTTGAGGTCTGGAAAAACGAATCAGGGAAATTCGAGATACTTTGTGGGAATCATGCTTTTGTAGCGGCATCCCTTGAGGGCTTAGAAATATTCCCTTGCACTGTATACACAGGAAGCCGAGAGATGGCGGCGGCGAGAGTTATATCTGACAATAAGGCGAGCGAGTGGACGTCTTTTGATGTTGGGATGCTGAAAGACATGCTGATCGAGATTGATACCGGGAACATTGATTTAAGGTCGACGGGCTTTTATGTGGATGATATGGAAGCCCTTATGGACGACGGGGCCTTGGTGACGGATCAGGGTAAAGGCTCGCTAGTTGACAAGTTTGGTGTCCCGCCGTTTTCGGTTCTTGATGCCCGTCAGGGTTACTGGCAAGACAGAAAGCGGTTGTGGCTTGCGCTAGGGATTAAGAGCGAGGTCGGTCGGGATGCGCCCCCTGGTGGCTCAAAGATGATTTCTGGATACGGAAAAAACGGAAGAGAGACTGGACTTGTTGCCGAAACTGGCACATCAATCTTTGACCCAGTAGTTTGTGAGCTTTCTTACTCTTGGTTCTCCCCTGTCGGTGGGACGATAGTTGACCCGTTCGCCGGGGGCTCTGTTCGGGGCATCGTAGCATCAAAACTTAGCCGCTTTTATTGGGGATGTGACTTGTCAGAGGAGCAAGTGACGGTAAACAGGGAGCAAGCGAAGGATATTTGTGATGATGATTTAATGCCCGCTTGGGTGGTGGGAGATTCGGCCTTTAAAGTAAAGGATGCCCCACAAGCTGATTTTATATTTTCTTGTCCTCCCTATGGAGATCTAGAGAAATATAGCGACGATCCGGCTGACATTTCTTCCATGAAGTACAGCGATTTCATCGTTTCGTATAGAAAGATTATTGCCTTATGTTGCGATAAATTAAAGCAAGACCGGTTCGCTTGTTTTGTGGTTGGTGATTTCAGGGACAAGAAGGGTAATTATCGGGATTTCGTTAGCGACACAATATCGGCTTTCACGGATAACGGGTTGAATCTGTACAATGAGGCAATTCTTGTGACTTCGCTTGGCAGTCTGCCACTCAGGGCCTCAAGCCAATTTAAAGCAGGCAGAAAGCTCGGAAAGACACATCAGAATGTTCTTGTGTTTGTGAAGGGTAGCGGGAAGGCCGCGACATTGGCTTGTGGCCATATTGATATATATACGCACAATTCAGAGGAAGAGGGCGTTGAAATTTAATATAAGCGGGGGCATTTATGGAAAAAGAGAAGCCAAAGTATAACGGGAAGCATCCAGGAGGAAGGCCCCCAAAGATAACAAACGCATGGTGCAAGAAGACCGCGAAGGTTCTACCGGCCATGTTCGATCAAGGGCAATCAATCGCTGAGGTGTGCGCGAAACTTGAGATTTGGCGTGGCGGATTCACTAAAGCCTGTTCGATGTCGGAGGAGTTTTCGATAGCCTATAAAAAAGGGCTTGAGCTTTCAGAGGCGTGGTGGGCGAAATTGGGCCGAGCCGGGGCCGCTGGTAAGCATCCTATACAGGCGGCAACGTGGATATTCAACATGAAAAACCGCTTCGGTTGGAAAGATAAAATCGAAGTCAAAGCGGAAGAGAAGGTGGTGATAGTTGACGCAAGGCAAGAAATGGAAGATCGAATCAATCGGATGCGGGAGCGTAAAGGATTGTCAGGCCGTGTTTCGCTCGATGAGTCAGAAACAGATCAATGAAGCTCTTTATGATTGGGCTCTATGGGCTCGCTCGGACCAAATAGCCCCGACGTGCTCGTGGCACGTTTGGCTCATAATGACGGGGCGTGGATGGGGCAAGACCAGAACAGGGGCCGAGTGGATAAAGATTCAGGCCGCAAAGCCGGGAACAAGAATCGCCCTTGTCGGACGTACCCCGGCGGATGCCAGAGATGTGATGATTGAGGGCGAGTCAGGGATATTGAGCGTTTCCCCTGATTGGTTTATGCCTGTATATGAGCCGTCGAAAAGGCGATTGTCATGGCCGAACGGGTCAATGGCGACCGTGTACAGCTCTGAATCCCCTAAGTCTCTAAGAGGGCCGCAACATGAAAAGGCTTGGGGTGACGAGCTTGCGGCTTGGAAGAACTCAGAATCGTATGACAATTTAATGTTGGGCCTTCGCCTTGGGAATAACCCTCAAGCCGTATTCACTACCACTCCGAAGCCGATCAATACGGTCAAGGAGATCGTAAAATCATCGAAAGATCGGGACGGAGGAATACAGATAACCGTCGGGAAAACTTACGACAATATTGTGAACCTTGCCCCGGTTTTCCTCAAGACCGTTATAAAAAAATACGAAGGAACAACGCTTGGGAGGCAAGAGCTTGACGGCGTTTTGCTTGAGGATCTTCCGGGGGCTCTATGGAAAAGATCTGTTATCGAGGATAACCGGGTGTCGGTTGCTCCGCAGTCATCTCGGATCGTTGTCGCTATTGATCCAAACGTAACGGCGTCCGATGATGCAGATGAGGCCGGGATTGTTGTCGCCAGCTTAGGAGATAACGGACAGGCTTATGTCCTCAGGGACGGATCTGGAAAGTTCTCCCCGAATGAGTGGGCGAAACGTGGGGTTGCCTTTTATGCCGAATATAAGGCTGATCGTATAATCGCGGAAGTAAACAACGGCGGCGATTTGGTCGAAATAACGATACGGACTTTTGACGAAAATGTTTCATATAAAAGCGTCCATGCTTCCAGGGGTAAAAGGGCGAGAGCCGAGCCAGTTGCGGCACTTTACGAACAAGGGAAAGTCCACCATGTCGGCGGCGACTTTGAGGATTTAGAAGACGAAATGTGTACCTATATGGAAGGCGAAAGCATCGGATCGCCGAACAGGATGGACGCCTTGGTGTGGGCTTTGACTGAGTTAATGTTGGGCGGATCAGAGCCTAGGATCAGGAGCTTATAGGCCCATTGTAGGGGGAATATTTTGACCGGGGAAGTAATGCAAGAAGCTTTTAAGCTGGAACAGCTTTTTATTTCAGTGTGAGGCGGTGATAGTGATCAAAGAAGGACAATACGATTTGCAATTAAGGATGGCGGCGTTCGCTAGTATTCACAAAGAAAACGGAGGTTTTTCCATCCGTGACAACCCTTTATGCGGACACTGTTTGTGCAGGGATGGAATAATAAGGCGGGGCAACGATGATCGTATATCGACCCCGTTTTGGCCTACGAGAACGGCGGCACTGGATTTCTATAAAATGTGGTGTTCAGACGTCGGAAAATAAATACTAAAATAAAGAAACAGGCCCGTCCTTGACACGCGAACTCTCCGCGTCTAAAATGTCATATAAAAAACCTGAACTCTCAGAAGGGGCAAGGCACACAAACAACTATTATTTTTTGCTCTGGTTGTTTTTGCCTATAAATGAAATTCTCCAATTTTATCCCTCCTATCTTTTCCCGCAAAGCCTCAAAAGTTGTGTCTATTATTGCCAGAAACGGGAAGATTCTTTCGTTTTGGCGGCCAGATAGGTTCGAGCAGTACGCAGAGGAAGGCTATCAAAAGAGCGTCACGGCTTACTCATGCGTCAACGAAATATCAAAGTCGGTCGCGGGCATCCATTGGGTCGTAAAGAAAAAAGCCAGAACAAAAAACTCTCGCGAGCAGGTAATTGACGACCATCCATTACTTGATCTTTTGGGTAGACCGAACGACCTTGAAAGTGGTCACTCGCTGATCGAATCGTTTATGGCGTTGCTTCTTATCTCAGGTAATTCGTACATGGAAAAAGTGGGGCCGGACTCCGGGCCTCCCTTGGAGCTTTACGTTCATAGGCCGGACAGAATGACGGTAATTCCAGACCGAACGAACATGATTGCCGGGTACAAATACAAGGTCAATGAGCAGACGGTTCATTTCGTAAAGGGCGAGATCCTTCACAAAAAGCTGTTCAATCCTTTGGATGATTGGTACGGGCTTTCGCCGTTAAAGGTTGCGGCAATGGATGTCGATTCTGAAACCGAGGCCAAAAGGTGGAACCTGTCATTGCTCAAGAATGACATGCGTCCTCCCGGTGCTTTTGTTGCAAGCGAAGAACTTTCACCAACTCAGTTCAAGCGGATGCAGGATCAGGTCGCGGCCAAATATGCGGGGGCCGGAAATGCAGGAAAGCCCCTTTTACTTGAAAAAATTGATTGGAAAGAATTCGCAATATCCCAAAAAGACAGCGACTGGATCAACGGTCGCAAGATGTCGAAGCGGGAGATCGCACAGGCTTATCAAGTCCCTCCTGAGCTGATCGGGGACGGAGAAAATAAAACATATTCAAATTATAAAGAGGCCAGGAAATCGTTTTACACGGAAACCGTCATCCCTCACATGGACGGCCTGAAAGGTGATTTTAACGGGTGGCTTGCCCCTCTGTACGAAGATCGGATTTTCCTCGATTATGACAAGAAACTCATTGATGCAATACAGGCAGATCAGAACGAACTTTATAAGCGGGTGAACGATGCGAACCATTTGACCGTGAACGAGAAAAGATTGCTTACCGGGCAAGGTGAGGTCATAGGCGGCGACGTAATTCTTGTCCGTGTTGGCATGGTTGCTCTGGATGCCATTACTGATGGAAATGA